CTACGGCGGCTTCGAAGTTGGGCCGGCTGTGGGCTAGTCTGTTGGGAAGGTAGATGCTGGGCAAGCTGGGGCGAGGACTGGTCAACTGGATAGCTAAGGATGTCATCGCTCAGCAGCAGCGGGAGATTCGAGCGCTGCGGGCCGAGATGGCGGGCCTGGCCTCGGTGGCCAGCCAGGCGCCCGGTTGGGACGATGCTGGCTGGCAATCGCTGCAGCGGCAGATCGAGACCGAGGACCGCAATTTCGTCGAGTGGCAGGCCGACGTCGGGGAAGCGCTGGACGCCTGGCGTAAGAATTTCTTGGTCAGGCAGATCGTGCGGCTAACGACCAACTACGTGGTGGGCGATGGCATTGGGCTTAGCTCGGAGAATAGTGTGGTAGAGCGGTTTGTGAGGAAGTGGTGGATGGACCCGCAAAACCGCATGGATCTGCGCTTGGCCGCGATGTGTGACGAGCTGACCCGCTCGGGTGAGCTGTTTGGGGTGCTGTTTCCCAATCGCATCAACGGGGTGGCTTACATTCGCTTCATGCCGGCGCGTTGGATAGACAAGATCGACACCAACCCCGAGGACCTGGAGGACGAACGTGGTTTCCATCGGATGGGCACGGTTAAGACAGGGATCAAGGGCAAGTGGTATCGGGGCAAGTCGGCGGCCGATCCCGAAGAGCCGCTAGTGTTGCACTATGCGGTCAACCGGCCGATCGGGGCCATTCGCGGGGAGTCAGATTTGATTCCCATCCTGCCCTGGGCTAAACGCTACACGGCTTGGCTGCAGGATCGGGTCAGGCTGAACCGGGCCAGGGTCGAGGGTGGGCTGTGGGATGTGACCCTCGATGATGACGGCCAGGTGGAGGCGAAGAAGAGGCAATATGGCACCTCGCCGCCTGAACATGGCTCGGTGCTGGTGCACGGCAAAGGGGAGGCATGGAAAGCGCTCGACCTCAAGATTGACTCGGCTGATGCGGCACCCGATGGCAAGGCTATCCGGCTGGCGGTGGCCAGCGGGGCTGGGATCCCGCTGCACTTCATGGGCGAAGGGGAGGCGGCCACCAAAGCGACGGCGGCCGAGATGGGCGGGCCGACCTTTCGGCATTACCGCCAGCGGCAGATTTACTTTTGTTGGCTGCTGCAGGACATTGTCACCGAGGCCTATCGCCTCAGCGGGCGGCGGGCGTTCTCGGACCTGCAGCTTAAGGCCACCGTGCCGGACATCGAGGAGCGCGACAATAAGCTGATGGCTCAGAGCGCCAACCTGATCGTGCGGGCGCTGGCTGAGATGCGAGATCGGGGCTGGATTACAGATCAACTGGCTATCTCGATGGCCTTCAAGTTTGCTGGTGAGATCTTGTCGCAGGATGAGATTGATCGCATCTTGGTAGAGACAGGCGGGAGGATGATAGAAGATGGACAAGATAACAACGGTAACGGCTAAGATCGGCGTGGGCGGGCGCGAGGAGGGCAGGCGCGAGGCCAGCCCCTACGTGGGGGAGTTGATCCGCTGCGAGGCGCCGCTTGAGTTGGTGGCCCTGGACCGGGGGCTCAACGGGGTGCGTCGGTTTGACTGTGTCTTTGTGAGCGCAGGCCGGGTGCGCCGGCGGGATGGCCGACCCTCGAATTGGGTCATTGACGCTGAGGCGCTGCGCGCATCTGAAAGCAAGTTCCAGGGTGTGGCTGTTTTTGTGGATCACCCCGGCATGTTCGAGGGCCGCAAGGTGCGGGACCTGGCCGGGGTCACCGAAGGCGACGCTCACTTTTGGGACGGGCGCATTGAAGGGACGATCCGGCTGTACGCCGATGGGCCCACGGGTTGGGTGGTCACTTTCCTGGACCAGATCCTGGCGGACAAAGCAGCCGGCCGGGAGACGCCGGACGTGGGCTTGTCGGCCGTGTTCTGGCACCACTCGGAAATGGTAGACGACGATCGTATCACCACCGAGTTCGTGCATGTGGAGTCGGTGGATATTGTGTTTGGGCCTGGCGCTAGGGGAGCGGTACGGGCCGCTTTGCAGGCCGTAGCCCAGGAGAGTCATTCTCCTGGAAAATCGGGGGCGAATGCCCCAAAAGGAGGCGAAATGAGCGAGAAAAAGGATCTTAACGCTCAGCCTGAGGGGGGCGGGGTCGGAGCGCCCCCGGTGGCCGTGGTGGCCACACCGCCGGCCGCGCCAGCGGCTTTATCGAGTACACCATCGGCGCCGTCGTTTGAGGGTTGGACGCCGGATCAGATCATGAGCTTGCAGCACTCGCAGCAGCAAGCGCAGCGTCTGCTGGTAACCCAGTGCCAGACCTTCCTGGACGCCAAGCTGCAGATGCTCAGCGGGGTCTTGCCACAGGCGTCGCGCGACCACCTTAGCAAGCAGTTCAGCGGGCGCATCTTTGGGCCGGAGGAACTGGAGAGCGCGGTGGAAGCGCAGCTTGACCTGGTGGCGCAGTTGGCCCCTAACCAGGTGGTGCGGGGTATGGGTATCACCGAGGGCATGATGTTGAGCGACGTGGATCAGGTGCAACTGGCCTATGAGAAGTTGATGGGGCTGGAGGTCAAGGAGCCGGTCTATCCCTTGACTGGGATCAAAGAGCTCTACATCTTGCTGACCGGTGACCGCCAAATGCGCGGCGTCTTCAATCCCGAGTATGCTCAGCTTCAGAGCACCACCATGGCTGTCATGGCCGAGGTCACCCGCAATGTCTTGAACAAGGTTCTCATGGACCAGTGGATCAAGCTGGGTGAGGCGGGTTACAACTGGTGGGAGAAGATCTGTCACATCGAGGATTTTCAAACGCTGCAGCAAGTCTCATGGGTCAGCGTGAATGGCTTTACCGATCTGAGCACGGTGGCGGAGGGTGGAGCGTACACCGAGAAGACCTGGGACGATGCTCGTGAGACGGCGGACTGGACGAAGAAGGGCAATTATGTAGGCCTGACGTTGGAGATGATCGACACCGACGACGTGGGCGCCTGGCGGGCTGTGCCGCGAGCGCTGGCTACGGCCGGCATCCGCACCCTGAGCGCCGCGGTGGCGGCCTTGTTCACCGCCAACTCGGGGGTGGGTCCGCAACTGGTCGACACCTACTACTTCTTCGACGCCACCAACCACACGAACCTGATCACCCACTTCCTGGATGCGGACAACTGGGACATCGCCGTGCAGACCATGTTCAAGCAGGCGGAAGCGGGCTCAAGCAAGCGGTTGGGGATCCGGCCCAAGTATTTACTGGTGCCGGTGGAGCAGGAGAAGAAGGGCCGGCAGGTGCTCGGTTCGGGCGTGGAGCCAGTTAGCGGCGTCTTCTACGAGAACGTGCGCCAGACGGCCATGGACAACTGCATCACCGTGCCGGAGTGGACCGACGCCGACAACTGGGCCTGCATCGCCGACCCGGTCATCTGTCCCACGGTTGGGGCTGGCTTCCGCTGGGGCCGGGTGCCGGAGTTGTTCACGGTCACCGATCCGCGCATGGGCTTGATGTTCACCAACGACACGCTGCCGATCAAGGTCCGGTACGTGTACGCGGTGGGCGTCATCAACTATCGCGGGGCGGTCAAGTCCAACTGCTAAGCGAGTTGGCAAATCAGCGAGTAAGTAAGGAGGTTTGGAAATGAGAAAGCAAATCGTGTTGTTGGCCTGCCTGGTGGCGGCGCTGCTGCTGGTGGGTGGGCTGATCTCGCAGTGGTCGGCGCCTGCGCCGGTGCAGGCGGCTATCCCCACGCCGGTGGCGGAGGTGGCCGGGGGTATGGACTGGGTCATGGCCACCTACTCTATCGGCGGCGACTTTATCGACACGCACGACACCGCCACTGGGTCGAGCATCCATGACCCGGCTTACACAGCGGCCGACATCTCCTGGACGCTGGATGTAAGCGGGACGATCTACGTGACGTGCACCCTGGAGTTCAGTAACGACAACTCGAACTGGGCGGACGGGGTCAACGTCGTCAACAATGCCTCGACTGATGTGACTAACATGGATCAGTTCAACTTGTTCGGGCGCTATAGCCGCATCAAGTGTACAGAGAGCGGTGGTGCCGAGAACGAGAACACGTACACCATGACCCTCATCGGCAAGTTGATGAATTAAGGAGGCAATGATGAATGCTAGCAAATCGCCTTTGCTGAGCAAGACCCTGTGGTTCAACATCCTGGCGCTGATCGTCTTGGTGCTGGACCCCTTCGGCTTCAAGGATTTTGTGGGGGACCCACATCTGGCCGAGTACGCCACGATGATTGTGACCTTGATCAACCTGATTCTGCGCTTCGTGACCAGCAAGCCGGTTGATTGGGGCAGGCTGTTTCCGAGGTAACCTCTTCAGCTTCTACCTCCTCCGATAAGGGGCGGGCACCTCCCTGCCCGCCCCTGGTTCCCCCTGCTTGGGGCGCGAAACGAGTTTCGCTACTCCGTGGTTTTGGGTAACGAGGCTTGATGATCATCGCAACCGGCTGTGCTTTTGTTACCAAAGGGGGCGCGAAACGAGTTTCGCTACTCCGTGCTTTGGTAACAAGATCTCGCTGCTGAGCCGAACGTTTTGTTACCAAGGCGGAAAGGTGAAGGAAGTATGGACGACAAAGCGGCAATCAAGGCGGCCTGCAAAAGTGTGGGCTGCAAGGAAAAGGACGTGATGCACTCGCGGATCACGGAGTCGGATGTGATCCTGGTGGTGCTGCCGGCGGGCCAGAAGCATATCGTGCCGCTGGCTGATCTGGAGACGCCGGCGCCGGTGACGGCTAAGGCTGTCGAGGCGGAGAAGCCGGCCAAGGCCAGCAAGAAGTAGTTGGCTGAGATCATCGTCCTGGACCTGGAGACGCAGCACCTGGCTGGTGAGGTGGGCGGCTGGCACAACCTGGAAGCGCTGCAGGTGGCGGTGGCGGTGACCTGGGATGAGCGTCATGGCTATCGCACCTGGTGGGAGGGTCAGGCCGCTGATCTGGTGGCTGAACTGCATCGAAGTGATGTGGTGGTTGGCTACAATATCAGCGCCTTCGACTATGCGGTACTTTCCCTCTACGCTGACGTGGAAGCGCTCAAGGAGCGGACCTTTGATATTCTGGATGAGCTCTGGCAGCAGACCCACCGGCGCGTGAGCCTGAACGCCATCGCGGCGCTGAATTTGGGAGAGGCTAAATCCTACGAGTCGGGCGCCGATGCGGTCAGGCTGTGGCGGGATGGACGGCTGGAGGATCTGCAGGCTTATTGTCAGCGGGACGTGGAACTCACCAAGCGCCTCTATGAGCTGTGGGAGGCGGAAGGGATCTTGTGGGTGAGCGGGGTCTCTTATGCCATCTGGCCAGGGCCGGTGACAGAGGAAGTGAGGAAAGAAGAAGATGGCGACGACGTTAGCCCTTTTGCGCGACCGCGTCGAGCAGATCCTGGCCGACAGCGGTAACGCCATCTGGTCCACCGACGACGTGGACGAGGCCATTCGCCGGGCGCTGCATGAGTATAGCAAGGTGCGGCCCTATCAAAAGATCGGCACCCTCACCTTGACCAGCGACGGGCGCGAGCTGGACGCCTCGACGCTGACGGGGATCCTGGGTGTGGCGCGCTTGTGGTGCGACTACACCACCTCGGATCCCGAGTATCCTCCTAACGAACGATCATTTGAATACTGGCCCGATTCGACGACGATCTACGTGACGGGCGATTACGAGCCGCAAAACGGCGACGTGGCGCGTGTGTTCTACTGGGTGCAGCAGACGCTCAACGGCTTGGACTCGGAGACGGTGACCACCTTCCCGGTGGATGATGAATCGATTATCGCCGGGGGCGCAGCCGGCTATGCGGCCACCTCGCGGGCGGTGGACCTGGCCGAGCAAGTGACCCTGGACCGGCTGACGGCGCAGCAGATTAGAGCCTGGGGGCTGGCGCAGTTGCAGCGCTTCCGGGCCGAGCTCAAGGGGGTGGCCAGCGCTGAAGCGTTGCGGACCGATGCGCGTTCAGAGGTGGATAAGCTGGATACATGGGAAGGAGATTGGGCCTGATGGTAGCAGATACCAAGAAAGTGCAGACGATGATCAACGTGGCGGCCGATCAGTTGACTGTCATCCGGGCGGCGCTGGACACCTTGCAGGCGGTCAAGGATCGCTTTGTGGCAGCGGACCCGGACGTGACGGGGACGCCGCTGGAGGGCAATGTGGCAGCGCTCAATAGCGCCCTGGCTGATCTGCAAGCCGAAGGGGATCGGCAGATTTGGTCGGATCTGATCGCGGCCAAAGTGCCGTCGCATCGGGGGGAGGCGTTGTAATGGCCACAGGGACGATTATTCTACCGGTGGGCGGGGCCTATGTGGATAGCACGGCACCGCCTGGATTGGGCTTCAGTCAGAGCCGGGCCAAGCTGCTCTTCGACGACACCACGCCGGAGATCGTGCGCTGGGTGTTCCGGATGCCGGCCGACTATGCCTCGGGACCGGTGGCCAAGATTCAGTACAGCATGGCCTCGGCCACCAGCAACGATGTAGAGTTTGAGGTGTCAGTGATGGCGGTGTCAGATGGGGACGCCCAGGACCTGGACGCTGACTCGTTTGACACGGTCAACTCGGGCTCGGCCACGGTGCCGGGCACGGCTGGCTATTTGGATGAGATCTCCATCACCCTGACCAACGCCGACTCAGTGGCGGCTGGCGACTGGGTATGTGTCAAATTGGCGCGGGATGCCGACGATGGCACCAACGACACGGCCACTGGCGACGCTGAAGTGTGGGCGGTGAGCGTGGAGTACACGACGACCTAATCATGGCTAGCCTCTTCGATGAATCAGATGATTACTTTAGCATAGCGGACCACGCCAGCTTGACCTTGCAAGACGGGGACTGGTGTGTAGGGCTGTGGTGGAAGATTGACGACCTGACGGGCAGCGAGTCGCAGTACGCTGTGAGTAACAACGGCTACTCGGCCAACAATTCACTGAACATCACCGTTCATGAAGCCAGTCATGCGACATACCCCAATGAAATCATCGTCAACGTTGAGGATGGGGACGGGACGAACCCCGGCGCGTTATACGGGGCAGCCTATGGTGCCGATGGCGTGTGGCGGCTGGTCATCGTGCAGCGGATAACAGGGGACAAACCTGGTCTACCTCAAAACGTGTGTGATGGGCGGTTCGGTAGTCACGGAGGACAGCAAGGCGGATACGGACTTTGGAGCGGTAGATGGGGGGGATTGGAACATTGGCCGGCGCGTGGATGGCAACGCTGATCGCTATTTTGGCAATACGCTATGTGAGTTTTGGAAGGGTGATTTTTCACTGACCGATGCCGAAATTGAAGCTATCGCGGCTGGCTGGCCACCCTGGGCTTTGGGCCACACGCTGGACATCTACCTGCCCATGGCCGAGTCGGTGGCCACGTTGCGGGATCTGGTCGGCGGCAACGACGCCACGCGCGCCAGTGCACCGACCACTGTGGAACATACGCCCGTGGGCTGGTTGACGGGCGCGTCGTGGCTGGTGGAAGTGGCGGAGGCGGCAGCGGCCGACGCTATGCCGATGGCCATGGATTTGTATCGGAGAAGGCGACATGTGGCTTAAGAGATCAACAGCGGTCACCATCAAGATCGGGCCGTTCGTGGATGAGACAGACGGCAAGACGGCCGAGACGGGCCTGACGCTGACCCAGGCGGACATCCGCCTCAGCAAGAACGGCGGCAACTTTGCGCAGAAGCACGAGGCCAGCGCGGCCACCCACGACGAGCTAGGCTACTACGATTGCGCGCTGGACACTGACGACACCGACACGATGGGCCGGCTGAAGCTGGCGGTGCACGAGAGCGGGGCGCTGCCGGTGTGGCACGATTTTATGGTGGTGCCGGCTAATGTGTGGGATAGTTTGTTTGGGGAGGATTCTTTGCAGGTGCACGCGGTGGAGATCGCCAACGGCTTGATCACGGCAGCGGCGGTGGCCACCGGGGCCATTGATGCTGATGCTCTGGCAGCCGATGCGGCTACGGAGATCGCCGACGCGGTGCTAAAGCGGGGGGCGGACAATGTGGAAGACACGGCGGATGACGCTTCGCTGGCCGAGTTGATCCTGGGGGCGTTTGAGTCGGACATTTCGGGCACGACCTGGGTGATCTACAAGACGGATCACTCGACTATCTTCAACACGCGGACGGTGACCAAGGATGCCACGGCGGACGTGATTGTGGGGGTGACGTGATGGCTTTGACACGGATGGCCACCTGGAAGCGAGCGGGCCAGGGCAAGGCGGTGTTGCTGGAAGTGGATGACAGGAGAATTGAAATTGATCACGCCCATCTGCCGACGCTGAACACGGCGGCTAAGCTGAAGGCGCGGGTGGAGAATCTGGCCGGCCAGAAGCTGGCCGTTTTTTTTCATATCAACCGGGATGGGAGCGTGGCCATGGCCTGGAAGGAAACGCCCGAGGTCTGGCCGGAGGATGAGATCATGGAGGAGCCGAAGGGATAATGGCGGTTCTGTTCGACATCACCCACGACGATAACAATCTAGACGAGTACGATTCGCTGGTGACCGATGGCGGCGACCTGAGCACCGGCACGCCGGGGCTGGCTTTGACGACGGCCAAGATGGAGGCGCTTGTTGATGGCCCGGCGAGTATTCATGGTACGAAGAATCTATCAGTGCCGGCCTCGGGCAAACTTCGAAATCGTTTCTACCTGGATGCCAGCAATTTCACAGGCCCGGGCGGGTTGTTTTACTGGGCGTATTTGCATTGGTGTAGAGGTGACCTGTGGGTGGTGGAGCTCCAGAAGACCGCAGGGGATGTCTACCAGTTGGTGATCTATTTTTATGATGATGTGGGACTGGTGGCCCAGGATGCTGTGACGATTGACAAGAGTCAGGAGTACTATGTAGAGATTTACGTGGTACAGGCCACCACGGATGTCAGCAGTGATGGGAGTTATCAATGGTGGGTGAATGGGGCCTTGCAGGGCACATGGAGTGGGCGAGACAACTACGACAAATTTGCTCTGCTAACCTGGGTGCGGCTGGGTGTCCATACTACTTCTAGTCCTGGTGGCAGTGGCACAATCTATTTGGACGAGCTAAAAGCCAACGATGATGGCTCGGAGATCGGGCCGGCGTTCGCTGCCCCCGCGGAGGCGGGCTTTGCCTGCGGGCTGGGCTTGATACTGGGCGGCTGGCGGTCGGCACCGAGGCTGCTGGAGGAGGATCAGAAGACCCTTGGTGGCGAGCCGGTGGTGACCTTAACCATCGGCTCTCATTCTCTGGACGCTTTTGTGTGGGGCTACCGCTACGAGGAGAACGACGACGGGCGGGGCGGGCTGCTGGTGTGGCTGGACAACCGCAACGATGAATTTGACGACCTGGCCACGGATTACACCGACCTCAAGCGGGGCGCGGCTATTGACCTGCGGCGGGGGTTGCCGGTCAAGGGGGTGAACACCACGGCCAAGCTACCGCGCACCTGGATTGACGAATTGCGCTATGTCTTCATCGAGGGCGCGGCGCTGCTGCAATTACGCTGCATCGCCTGGCGGGACAGGCTGGGCTTTTTCCGCTACGACAGCAAGCAGGAATGGAGCGCCACCGAAGCGCGCACCATTGCCGCCTCGATCCTGGGGCAGGTGAGCCTGACGCTGGCGGCCGGCGACTTTTCGTTTGAGACCGACTTTACCATCAGCCCGCGGCGGGATGCGGACGGGGCGCTGATGGACGTGATGGAGCGGGTAGACGAAACGTTGTATGTGGGGGAGGATGGCGAGATTCAACACAAGCAGCTCGATCCCGACGAGGCGGCCGGCTATGCTTACGACTGGTCGGCGGGCGGGGTGATCTGGCCGCGCAACCATCCCCTGCTGCGGCAGAGCGCGGCTACGGGGGACATGACCGAGGTGGCGGAGACATCGCCCAGATATAATGCGGTGTCGGTGATCGGCGGGCCAGATGGGGAGTACTCGGGCTCGGCCAGCGACGCCACCGAGGCGGCCCTGGTCGGCACGCGGCGGCGGACGCTGACCGACGACGCCCTGGGCTCGGACGCGCAATGCACCGAGCGGGCGCGGGCCGAGTTGCGGCGCTGGCAGGCGGGCTCTAGTTGTGGGCTGATCGTGGCGCGACCTCACTTTAGTTTGCGACTTTATGACGTCGTGTCAGTGGCGGCGCCACCCTGGGGCGGGCCAGCCTTGACGGGGCGGGTGATGGGCTATGTAGAGGAATATGGCAGGGGAAGGGGAATTTGGGAGCAACGGATTCGGATTGGGGGGGCCACCTGGCGGGGCATCGGCTCGCAGGAGATTGACGACGGCGTGGTGATCACCGCTCACGTGGATGCCCAACCGGTGGCGGCGCAGAGGTATCAGATTCGCGAAGGCGACGGCTCGGAGATCCTGCTGGCGATGACGGCGGTGGAAGACCCAGGGGTGGGCACCACCTCCACGCTGGAGATCCGGGGCAAGGACGGCGACTCGCCGGAGGGCTACGCCGAGTTGGTGGCCATCACCACCGATGGGCTGGTGCACGGTGGCGTGGCTTCGGTGACCATCTCGCTGGACACTCAGACGGGGGTGATTGACTTTGGCGGCGGGGTGCGCTGCCGGCTGAACCAGGTGTATCTAGAAATGACCGAGCAGGGCGGGGACCCGGACGCGCCGGGCGTCAATCGCTGCCGGCTGTTCTTGCGCGACAACGGGGGCAAGACCGAGTTGTGCGCGCGCTTCAATACGGGGGCCATCCAACAGGTGGCCATTGAGCCATGAGAGAGCCGGAGGACGAATGTTAAAAATTTTAAGGTTGGGGGGCTTGACAAGTGGGGGTAAAGTGTGGTAAAATGGATGTGTCGTAACTACGAAAGTGGGGGAGCCGATGGGCAATCGCTTGTTATCCACAGCGCATATTGCGAAGAGGTGGGGGATTACTCGGCGGCAGGTGCAACGGCTGGCCAAGGCTGGCGCGTTTCCCGGCGCTTTCCGAGTGGGTGAGGGGATCACCTCTTCGTGGCTCATTCCGTTAGAAGATGTCGAGAACTATGAAAAACAGCGAGGGCATCAAGTCTCTGCCTCGAAGAAGGAGGCTTAGGGGCAGGGACTTGACACCCTCGCCGTTGGCTTTTGTGCGCGGGCGGCAACCTGTGGCGGGTCTGCCCAGCGCTGAGAAGACGTTTCCGTCTCCCCTTGGTGGTACTTTTATTATACCACATGCTGTCAAGGGAGTCAACCGAGTTCTACCCCTGTTCTCCTCTGGTGGTTTTGTGGGGGGGGGTGCGCTGCGCTGCAAGGAAGCGGCATTGGTGAATGTGTGGCGCACTGGCTCCCCCTTGGGGGGAAAAGGGAAGGGATTTACCATAAAGGCCATAGTCGGAAGGTTTTGGGGCGGTTACCAAAGTCATGAGACACCCTCTTTACGGATGCATGGACCACACCAATAGTCTGCTGGTGGTGCCGCCAGGCAGCACGCGGGCCAGCCTGGGCTACTGTGAGCGGTGCCGGGCGGAGCGCTGTGTGTTCTTGCCGTGTGGGAGCTACGAGCTGGTGTCGGCACCGGCCCGACCCAAGCGGGGGCGCATCGTAACGGCGGCGGGCCAGGCTCGCCGCAGGGCAAAGGCGCTGGAGAAGCGAGCCCAGGGCCAGGGTCCCAACGGGCGCCCGCTGGGGCGCACCTGTTGGAACTGCGCCCAACTGTGCCGGCTGGACGGGCAAGGCTATGTCTGTCCGCAGCGGGAGGAGCCGCGCGGTAAGAAAGCGGTCAAGGACGCCAAGTACACCGCTCAGCGGTGTGATGGGTTTGAGATGCGATTGGGGGAAGTGAAAGCGGCGTAGCTACCTATCGGTTCAGCCTTGTTGCTGACCGTAAATTGGCCGGGGCGGGGTGCGTCAGGCAGGGGCGTTACTCCGCGCCCGGCCCCCGGGTGGAAGGGGAAGCCAATGCAGCAAGCACAGCGGATCTGGACAGCGGCCCTGGGCGAGATGCAACTCCAGATGACCAAAGCCACCTTTGATACCTGGCTGGCGGGCACAGAGGCTCTGGAGTTTGACGACTCGCGGCTGGTCGTCGCGGTGGCCAGCCACTACACCAAGGAGTGGTTGGAGAACCGGCTACAGGTGACCATTGAGCGGACGCTGACCGGCATCCTGGGCTATCCGGTGTGCGTGGCCTTTTTGGTAACACCTGCAGGATCCGGAGGAGCTCCTCTGGTTACCAAGGAACTGGAAGCGGGTGAGGTAGCGGTCAAGTTCTACGAGTGGGATCCCATGCGTCGGGGCTTTTTGATGATGCCCAAGTACTGTGAATGGTTCTGGCAGCCCTTGCTTGGCTGCGTGACCTATGCCACTTATCGCTTTCTGCGCTCGTTGGACAAGCAAAACGAGGGCTGGGGGCGTTGGCATTTTGTCAAGGTAGACGAAATCGCGGCCACGTTGGACGTGAACCGTCAGAAGATCACCGGCGTGGAACGGAAGAAGAAGGACGGGTCAGGCAAGTACTGGCAAGCGGGGGCCTTCGATGGCCTGCAGCAAGCGGCCGTGGCCAGGGTTGAGATCCTGGGCCATGGGAAGAAAAACATCTCATATCGCATCTCTTGTCTGCATGAGTTGCCGCTGCTGGTCCCGCAGCAGGTGGAACGCCTGCGCGAAGAGCTTCAGATCAAACACGCCCGCTTTCTGCAGGAGACGAGTATCGAATACGAAGAGTGGCAGCAGTTGGAGATCCCTTCGCTTGTGCGCGAATAGGGGAATTGCATAACGGCGTTGTGCGCCTGCACAAGGGCGTTGTGCGCAGGCACAAGGGGCGATGTGCGCAGGCACAACGTGGTTGTGCGCACGCACAACGTAGTGAGACAGAGACTGGTTTCAGAGATTTTGAGATGCTGAGACTGGTTTCCCTGTGGAAAAAGTGAGGCCACCGGTGTCGATCCCGGTAGCCTCGTGGCCACACGCAGTGTCTACTGGTCAGTGGCCGCTTGCTAGAATAGTAGCACAGAATTGTGGGCAAGTCAAGCTGGCCAGGGCCTCGAAAAGCGGGGACTGGCCGGATTGGGTTAGGGAGGTGGAAAGATGAAAGAATGGACGGATTTGTTGACGGGCATCCTGGAGCGGCTGGCTGAGCTGGAGGCCGGGCTGGAGGCCATGCGAGAGGAAGCGACGGAGCTTAGGGCGGCCGGTATGTGGCCGGCCATCCCGACTGAAGTATGGGAGCGGCGGGGCAACGCGACGCATGACGAGGCGCGCTACCTGCGGCTGAGCTTTCCCAGGGGGGCGTTGCCGGAAGGCCGGACAAAGTACATTGGCTGTGACCCGGCCAGGATCGCCACGGCGCGGCGCAAGACGGCGCGACGTCGGCGGTGGGAGGAGTTGCAGCGGCACATCGAGCGGGTGGAGGGGACGCTGCAGAATGCGCGGTGGGATTTGGAGCCTGTCCAGCGGCGGTTGAGGGCTTGTCATCTGCCGGAGGGTTTGGTAACGGAGGGAGCTCGGCCGCCGGCAGATCTTGTTACCAAAGGGGCGGAGTGGATCCGGACGCGGCCGAAGGTGGCGTACGATGTCGGCGACTGAGCAACTGGCCTTTAATTTTCTGGAGGAGCGGCAGCGCGAAACAAGTTTCGCTACTCCGGAGGTGGTGCCGGAGGGGTGCCAGGGCTGCGAATACCTCCACAATCTGTGTGAGGATCGGGGCGGGGACCGGGCGCTGTGCCCGCTCAACCGCAGGCGGCGGGGGCTGCCGGCGATCTCGATCCTGAGGACAATGGAAATGGGAGGGAACGATGAAGATCATAGCGATTGCGAATCAAAAGGGCGGGGTGGGCAAGACGACGGTGGCCCTGGCCCTGGCTACGGCCCTGGCTTACACGGTGCGTCAAAAGACGCTGCTGGTGGACCTGGACACCCAGGCCAACGCCACGTTGGGCCTGCGGCAGAAACCGGCGCCGGGGGTGGCCGAGTGGCTGATGCTGGGTAAGCCGCTCAAGCAGGTGGTGGTGCACGTGCGGGGGCTGCTCGATCTGGTGCCCTCTAACTCGCTGACCGAGGAGACGGCGCTGATGCTGGCCACTCGCTCCAGGGTCCAGGCGGTGAAAGAGGGGCTGAACGGGGCCGGGTATCGGTTTGTGATCCTGGATTGCCCCCCCTCGCTGAGCATGATCTCGCGGGCCGGGCTGTTCGCGGCTGACCATGTGCTGGTGCCGGTGGATTGTGAGTCGTTCGCTTTGGCCGGGTTGCCTTTGCTGGCCACGGTCATCAAGGAAGTGCAAGAGGCCGGGAGCAAGGTGCGGCTGCTGGCGGTGCTGCCCAATAAGCTGAGGTCGGTCAAGGTGCACGATCGCACCCTGGCCCAACTGGTGAAGCTCTTCGGTGACAAGAGAGTGTGGCCACCGCTACCACTGACGATACAGATCCCGGCCGCTCAGGAGTTGGGGCAATCGCTGTGGGACTGCCCAGAAGTGGACAAGCACCACCGAGCGGCCTGGTACGAGCTGGTCAAGAGGGTGGTGGAATATGCCTAAAGATAACGACATCCTCAGCCTGGCCGAAGGCATGGAGGCTTTGGAGGAAGAGATCAAAAAGGGGCCGGTCCAGCGCTCGCGGCGCAAGCGGGGTAGAGGCCTGAAAGAGGACTGGAAGGCGACCAACATTCGTATGGATCCGGTGGTGAAGGCGCAGGTTAGGGAGGTGGCCACCTCGCTAGGCGTGCCCCTCGAGGACGTGGTCCACGTGGCTATGGTGCAACTGTTGGAGCGGCTGGCGGCGGGCGAGATCGAGTTGAGGCCCAGGGCCACGGCGACCAGAATGACGCTACTATGAGGGAGATGGTTAGCTTTGGCTGTGGGGTCAACTCGGTGGCCATGGTGATCCTGCTGGTAGAAGAGGGTTGGCGGGGGCCAATCGTGTTTGCGGATACGGGTGGCGAGCATCCGGATACCTATTGTTACCTGCATTACTTTCAAAGAGAGTATCTGGTGCCGCGAGGTCTGGAGATAAGGCGTTTGTGGTCCGGGTCACCCTACCATAGCAAGAAAGCCAGCATGCCATTAGAGAAGTATTGCTTGAAGGCGGGCATCATCCCGTTGCTGGCCGTGCGCTGGTGTTCAGTGGAATGGAAGCGGGACCCGCTAAAGCGGTGGGCCAAAGCTTATGAGGTGGAGCGTCAACTGGTGGGCATCTCGGCCAGCGAGCCGAGCCGGGTGCGGGACGATCCGACCGTGGGGTATCCGCTGGTGGAAAGGGGCGTTACGCGGGAGAAATGCCGCCGCATTATCCGGGGAGAGGGGCTGATCGTGCCGCGCAAGTCGGGCTGCTTCTTTTGTCCGGGGGCGGGGGTGGCCGGTTGGAAGACGCTTCACTTTGAATACCCGGAGCTGTACGAGCGGGCGATAGCGATGGAGGATAACGCCGCTCAGAGGTGTCAGAAATGGGTCACATTGGACCCGCATGGCATTAGCCTCCGGCAGCATCGAGAGCGGCGATGGGCGGGGCAGATGCAGATGGATTTGAGCGATTGGCTACCCTGTGCCTGCCGGCTGTGAGAATCTGCCCCGATTTCTGCGGTGCCGATGGGCACGTAGAAAGGGACATAGAACGCTACGTAGATAGATACGTAGAAGGGCTTTCTACGTGGTTAGGTAGAAGTGGAATCATTTTAGAGGCGATCTGGTGAGGGAGGTGTATCAGGGGCCACGCTTTCAATTTTGGGCTCTGGGGGCTTCTGGGAGGGTGAGACATGGATCAACCGAGGATGGAAGTCTGGCAGGAGGATGACGTTGATCTGGGCCCCTGCTGCGTCTGTGAGAAAGCGGGGCCGGATGTGCGCAACGTGGTGATGCTGGACCGCAAGGGGCCCGTGCCGGGCCGTGGATGGGGCTGCCTGGTCTGTGATCTGCCCCTCGATGGGGCGGTGGCGGTGCTGTGTGATGACTGCCTGGCCAACAGGGCGGGAGAGATCCGCTTTGTGTGCAACGGCTGTCCCAAAGATGGCCGGCTGCCCATCGAAGAGTTGGCTTTTGAGCCCTTCGAGCACAGGATGGCCTGTCATTGAAAAAGGCGGTCATTGAGTGGCAGGGCGTTTGTGAGGAGTGCGGGGACCGGGTCAGCGGGGCTGGCGAGGAGGGAACGTACAGCCGGCCGGCCGGGCCGGTGATCTGTACGTGGTGCAAGTGCAAGATGGAGGCAGGAAATGAGTACCAGAATCGTGGTGCCGCCCAAGGCGGCCGAGCAACCCACCGCGCCGGCGTCCACGTATGACGTCGGTCAGAAAGTCAAGGCGGCGGGTTGGGCGGGGCTGTTCGCGGCGGGGTTGGTGGCGACGGTTAGCTATGTGGTGCTGATCCTGTCGCTGCTGATCGAGGCGCTGCCGGTGCCGCCTTGGGAGGCGTGGGTGGTGGCCCTGGGCTTGGCGCTGGTGGCGGGCCTGGTGGTGGCCTGTCGCCTGGGCTATCGCTGGGTGGTGGCCGCGGCGGCTAGGCCCTGGGCGGTGGATGACGAAATTCGGGAGCGGGCCTGGCGGCTGGAAGATGAGGAGCGGCGGGCGCAAGAGGCGGCCGTGGACCAGGCTGCCGACGAGGTGCGGACCGGGCCGCTGGACCACGATGACAACCCCTCGACGCTGAATGAGGCCCAATTGCTGCACCTGGTGGCCATCGAGGTGCTACGCCGTCATTACGTGCATGGCGCCAAGGTGACCAGGGAGGCGATGACCTCGGCGGGCTGTTGCACACAGCCGCAATGGAACGCGGTCAACGCGGCCATGAAGGCCATCGGCTTGAAGCGTAACAACACCATGGCCGAGGGCCTGACTTTTCAGGAAGCTTGGGAAATCTGGCAGGCCAGCGTGGAGATTCGGCCTGGCCAGAGAGGGGCGGAGTTGTGGTATCAGACGAGGCAGGGGGCATGGAAGATGCTGGAGGAGGTATGATGCTGGGCTGCTTGGAGACGCTGATCACCGGGGCGGAGGTATTGGCTAGGATCCTGGTCATTCTGTTCGTTCCGCTGTTCATCGGCGGGATGTTTCTGGCGGTGACGGGCGGCACGGTGTTTGAGCCGCTGCCGGGCGCCGGGCTGCCGCCTCAT